ATTGACAAGGCTGTAGCAGATGCTTTGGCTAAAGCTAAGGCTACGCCCACCACAACTATATCTCCTAGTGGCACGGACAATGTAGCTGCGGCCATGACGCAACTTACCCAATGGGGATTGCTTCAACCTGGCGACCCAAACTCAGCAAGCCTTGAGCAAAAGATTAAAGACTTGGGAACCAGTGGAGCTGGCCCAAACACCATTCTTGCAACCATTCAGCAGTCACCAGAATATGCAGCTCGCTTCTCGGGCAACGCCGCCCGTACCGCTGCTGGCTTTAACGCCCTTGACCCAGCGACTTATGTGCAGACTGAAAACTCTTATCGTGACGTGCTGGCAGCCTCTGGCGTACCAGCTCAGTACATGACACAAAGCTTCTTGGCTAACCTCATCGGCAAGAACGTTAGCCCAACAACCCTTCAGGGCTATGTCAACAATGCTGCTCAGCTTGTTACAGCGCAAGACCCATTCTTAATGCAGCAAGCTTACAATCAGTATGGCTTGACCCAGGGTGATGTTATCGCTCACTTCTTGGATCCAAACAACGCTTTGCCTATCGTTCAACAGCAAATGGCTAGCACCCAAATTCAGGCAGAGGCAGCTCGCCAGGGCTTGTCTGCTAACCAAGCCAATGCTGCAACCCTTGCTGCGCAGGGTGTTACCCAAGCTCAAGCTCAAACAGGTTTTGCTAACATCGGCAGCCAGTTGGCTAACCAGCAACAGTTGGCAAGCACATACGGCTTTAACGCTGGTGGCATTAGCAACGAGCTTACCGCTGCTCAATTCAACGCTAACGTTAATGGCGTTAGCGCTGCACAGGCTCAACAGGATATAACCCGCTTGCGCGCACAGGAAGTTAACCAGTTCTCTGGTTCTTCAGGCGCTTCTAAGGGTAGCCTCTATACAGAAAGCCAGGGCGTTTCCTAAGCCTATCAAGTTCCGTCACTATCCATCGGCGTAGTTGACGCGTATTAAAGACCGAGAGTGGGAGCCAACCTTCCTTCCCCTGGGAAAAGTTGTGGCCTGCGTTCAACCAACAGAAAAGGGAGTGCCACATGGCAAACCAATATGACGAAGACGATGACTTTGATCTTGAAGAAGACGAAGTTGTAGAACAACCTGCTGACTCTAAGGGTCCAGCTAATCTCCGCAAAGCCTTGAAACGAGCAGAGAAAGAAAAGAAGGAACTGGCTGAACAGCTAGCAAACATTCAAGCAGACCTTCGTGGTCGTTCCGTCAAGGAAGTATTGGAACAGAAAGGCGTATCCACAAAGATCGCCAAGTTCATTCCTGGCGACGTAAGTACGCCTGAGCAAATTGACGCATGGTTAAACGAGAACGCTGATGTGTTCGGTTTTACCGTGAGTGAAGATGCTTCATCGGAAGCACCAGAAAACCCAACTGCCCGTGAGATGCAGCGTATCAACGCCTCTCTTCAAAACGCAAATACCCCTTCCCGCGACGTAGACGCAGCGGCGAAGTTGGCTGGCGTTAAGACAAGAGAAGAGCTTGACATGCTGGTATTCGGACAATCGGTTACTGGTCGCGGACGACGTTAAACAACCCATCCACGCACAATATACCCAAAGAAAGTAGGTGACGCATGGCTAATCAATATACCGACTCAATCGGCTCTACTGCTGGTATTCCAGGTTTAGTACAGACCGCATATGATCGCTATGTAGAGTTTGCCCTTCGTGCTGTTCCTCTTATCCGCGATGTTGCAGATAAGCGCCCAGTACAGCAAGCAATGCCTGGCTCGTCTGTTGTATTCCAGATTTACACAGATATGTCAGCAGTAACTTCTTCTCTCTCAGAAGATGTTGATCCAGATGCAGTAGCACTTGGAAACACAACCCCAATTTCTGTATCTCTCCTTGAGTACGGAAATGCATCATTGACAACTCGTAAGCTTGAGTTGTTCTCACTCTCAGATGTTGACCCAGCGATTGCAGATATTATCGCCTTCAACATGGCTGACTCACTTGACACAAACGTCCTTAACGTTCTCATCGGTGGCCCAAATGCTATCGCAGAAGTTAACGGTAACCTTGTTTCAACCTACGCTGGTTCATACACCAACGGAACAACCGCTGCTACAATCCGCAACACTGACGTAATCAAGTCACGCGATATTCGTACCGCAGTGGCTAAGCTTCGTGCAAACAAGGCTGTCCCACGTCAGGGAGAATACTACTGGTGTGGTATTCACCCAGAAGTTTCATTTGACCTTCGCTCTGAGACAGGCTCAGGCGGATGGCGTGATGACCACAAGTACTCCGAGACAGGTGCAGCTGAATTTTGGCCAGGCACCATCGGAACTTACGAAGGCGCAATGTTCGTAGAATCACCACGTTTGTTCAACACAACCGATGGTACAGGTTCTACTGGTGCAACAGGCACCTTCGGAACATCGTCTTACGTCAACGGTACTGGTGGCGTTCGCGTATTCCGTACACTCGTTGCTGGAAAGCAAGCATTGGCTGAAGCAGTTGCTGAAGAGCCACATGTCGTGTTCGGTCCAGTCGTTGATAAGTTGATGCGTTTCCGTCCAATCGGATGGTACGGCGTTCTTGGCTGGGCACGTTACCGTGACGCAGCTTTGGTTCGTATCGAATCAACATCTTCGATCCACAACTCTTAATTTGAGTTAGTTGTCTCCCAGCCTCGCACGTGGGGCTGGGTGGCAACACCCCTATTGAAAGGTAGCACATGGCATATGTTTTCAAACCACCTACGGTGGAAGAAGGCCCTGCGGGCTTTGGCATATTGTTTTGGCGTTATCGCTTACCACGGGCAAATTCAATTCTTGTATTTGGTACAGCTGTAGTTAGTACGCGTACCCCTGCCGTACAAGATACTCAGTCAGCAGACTACTGCTACTTGGGTGGACATGAGTATGTACTGTCCCAGGCGGAATATACGATTTTAACAAACGCTGGTTACGGCGCTAACATCACAACGGTTTAGGAGCAGGCGTGTTTAGTCCAGGACGATACAACATTAGCATTATCCAAGGCACGACCTTTAGCATTGCTCCCATCTGGCAAATCGATAACCTGCCAGTGAACATCACGGGCTACTCAGCAGACATGCAGGTGCGCGATGTATCGGGCAACCTTATTACTGAAATTTCTACAGCCAATGGACGCGCTACCATTAACGGCGCTCTTGGTCAAACCACGCTGGCTTTGACAGCAGCCCAGACTGGCGCTCTCGCCGTGGGCAACTACACATACGCTTTCAACCTGACAGATACTTCTAGCAACGTCTATCAAATCCTCAACGGATCATTCGTTGTTCAGGCGACGGTGATACAATAATGTCAGTCACAACTAGTTCTATCTCGACTGTACTTATCCCCGTCACAACCAACGTATTTAACGTTGGTTCTACTCAACCATTAGTTATTGAACTGGGCGTAATCGGCCCTCAAGGTATTCAAGGAGCAACAGGTGCTAACGGTAACACTGGGCCTACTGGCAATACTGGCCCCACTGGCAGTGTCGGCGTTACTGGTCCGACGGGAGCTACGGGTAATACAGGAGCTACAGGAGCGACAGGAAGTGGCGCGACTGGCGCAACTGGCGCAACTGGTGCAACAGGGAGTATTGGAGCAACAGGACCCACTGGTAACACTGGAGCGACAGGATCCACAGGTTCTACTGGCTCAACAGGTGTTACTGGCCCGACAGGGGCTACTGGATCCACAGGACCAACTGGAGTAACTGGACCTACTGGTTCAACTGGTAGCACAGGTGCTACAGGTGCGGGTGGTTCATTGGGTTATTATGGAAATTTCTATGACACGACCACCCAGACCAATGCTGGCGCTACAAGCGCCAACCTTATCACCATTAACACCAATGCTGGCTCTAGCGGAGTAAGCATCGCATCTGGCAGCCAGATTACCTTTACTTATGCTGGTACATATTCTGTCAATTTGCTTGGTCAATTCATTACCACAGGCGGCGGTAGCAATTATCAGGTCAACGTCTGGTATGCCCTCAATGGCACAGCG